AAGGGATGGAATGATTATGCTAAAAAAGATGAAAATAAACAATATCAATTATTATTATATAAACAATATTTCTCTGAACAGTATGGGATACCATTAGATAAGATAGAAATCGAGTTTATGATATTAAAAAGAAAAGTGTTAGATATGGATGACGAAAATATAATGTCACCCTATCAAGCATATAGGGTTCAACAATTTACTCCACCTAGTGGAAAAATTAAATTAGGAAGAGCAAAATCTGCTATTAATGATTTTATTAATGAGTGTTTTACCTCAAATGGAGGTATTAAAGAAAAAAATTATCCTAAGACACCATCAAAATGGACTTGTAATTTTTGCCCCTATAAAGAAGAAAAAGAATTATGTGGAGAAGGTATATTTTACTAGCCTCCTAATATATGTATATAAAATAATGTTATTAAAATAAAGACTATGAGCGCAAAAAAAGATATGACACTTACTAGTGTTAAAGTAAAAAGCGATTTATTCGAGAATTTTAAAATTGAATGTGTAAAACGAAAATTTTCTTTTCAAAAACTTGCTGACCGTAGTTTGTTTTTGTATCTTACGGATGAAGATTTTCGCAAATCAATTACAAATCAAACTAATCTTGAACTATAAATCTAAAAAATAATGAATAAAAGTTTTGATCATCTTCCCCAAGAAAAAAGGAAGAAAATATTATTACTCTGTGATGATATAAGAGTACATTCTGGTGTAGCTACAGTAGCCCAAGAAATTGTATTACATACAGCACACCATTTTAATTGGGTACAAATAGCAGGAGCTATTAAACATCCAGATCTTGGAAAAAAAATTGATTTAAGTCAAAGCATTAATAATTCTGCTAAAATATCAGATTCATCTGTACTTTTATACCCCTCTAATGGTTATGGCACCCCGGATTTAATTAGACAAATAATAGAAATAGAAAAACCAGATGCTATTATGCTTATTACAGACCCAAGATATTTTACTTGGTTATTTAATATGGAGCATGAAATTCGCAAAAATATTCCTATTACGTACCTAAATATTTGGGATGATTACCCAGCTCCAATGTATAATAAAGGATATTACGAAGCTTGTGATTTATTAATGGGGATATCAAAACAAACAGTTAATATTAATAAAATTGTATTAGGTGATAAAGCTAAAAATAAAGTATTTAAGTATGTTCCTCATGGTTTAAATGAAAATATATATAAACCTTTAGATCCTGAGGATAAAGAATTAAATAAATTTAAAGCAAACTTCTTTAATAATGATATCCCAGAATTCACAGTATTTTTTAATTCACGAAATATTAGACGTAAACAAATCCCCGATACTTTAATAGCATTTAGAGCCTTTTTAGATACTTTACCTAAAGAAAAAGCTAATAAATGTAAGATAGTATTACATACAGAAGCGGTCACAGAACATGGTACAGATTTATACAAAGTAAAAGAATACTTTTTTGATGAAGAATATCCCAATGCTGTAAAGTTTTCACATCAAAAATTATCTCAACAAGAATTAAATTACTTATATAATATTTCTGATGTTCAAATATTATTAACTTCAAACGAAGGTTGGGGGTTAACACTTACTGAAGCAATATTAGCTGGTACTCCTATTATAGCTAACACAACAGGAGGGATGCAAGATCAAATGAGATTTGAAGATAAAAATGGAGAATGGTTTAATCCTACTCCTGATATTCCATCGAACCATAAAGGAACATTCAAAAAACACGGTGAGTGGGCTTTCCCAGTTTACCCTGCATGTAGATCCATTCAAGGTTCTCCACCAACTCCTTATATTTTTGATGATAGGTGTAAATGGGAAGATGCAACTGAAAGGTTAATTGAAGTTTATAGTTTATCTAAAGAAGAAAGAAGACAATTAGGGTTAAAAGGTAGAGAATGGGCTGTTAGTAATGAAGCTGGATTTACCTCTAAACATCAAGCTAATAGAGTAATGGAAGCATTTGATGAATTATTTACTACTTGGAAACCAAGAGAAAAATATGAATTAATTAACGCCACAGAATTTAAAGGAAATTTTTTAAAACATAAAATATATTATTAATGAATAAACCAGTTTTTATAATTAGTTGTCCATTTGACACATACTCAGGTTATGGAGCACGTTCTCGTGATGTTGTTAAAGCTATTATTAACACCGGGAGATACGAAGTAAAACTTTTACCTCAAAGGTGGGGGAGTACCTCTTGGAATTTTTGCAAAGATCACCCAGAATGGAAGTTTTTATTAGATTTAACTATTTCAAAAATAGAATCAAAACCTGATATTTGGATGCAGATCACTATACCAAATGAATTTCAACCCGTTGGAAAATATAATATAGGATGTACCGCTGGAATTGAAGCTACAGTTTGTAAACCTGAATGGGTTGAAGGGTTAAATAGAATGGATGTAAATTGGGTTTCATCTACTTTTGCTAAAGGAATGTTTGAAAGTATGAATTATGAAAAACGAAATAAACAAACTCAGGCTTTAGAGGCAAATATTAAAGTGGAAAAACCTATAGAAGTAATATTTGAGGGGGCGGATTTAAATGTTTATAAACCTATCCCAAGTGGAGAAATAAAAACTATTAATTTAGAAGATATTAGTGAATCATTTTGTTTTTTAAATGTGGGACATTGGATCCAAGGAGATTTTGGCCATGATAGAAAAAATCTAGCGGTATTAATTAGATCTTTTTATGAATCATTTAAGGGAATGTCAAAACCTAAACCAGCTTTAATTTTAAAAGCTTCAATGGGTGTAGCATCTTATATGAGTAGAGAAAATATTTTAGATAAAATTAAATATATTAAAAATTCTATAAATTCATCATCTTTACCTAATATCTATTTGCTTAATGGGGAGTTTAATGATCAAGAGATGAATGAATTATATAATCATCCTAAAGTAAAATCAATGATCAGTTTAACTAAAGGAGAGGGGTATGGACGTCCTTTACTAGAATTTAGCCTAACCGGTAAACCTATTATAGCATCAGGATGGTCGGGTCATTTAGATTTCTTAAAACCAGATTTCAGTACATTACTCCCGGGTGAATTAGAAAATGTACATAGTAGTGCAGCTAATAATTGGTTAGTAAAAGAAGCCCAATGGTTTAAACCATCTATAGCATCAGTAAACCAAAATTTAAAAGGATGCTATAAAAAATATAAACAATATAATTTAAAATCTAAAAAACAGAAAAATTTTAGTAAAACCAATTTTAGTTATAATAAAATGGAAGAATTAGTAGATAAAACTTTAAAAAACTATGTTCCAAATTTTGCTACTAAAGTAGACTTTAATTTACCTAAATTAGAATTACCAACTTTATAAAATTATAATATGAATCATGATACTATTATAGATTGTCCTAAATCCGGGGGTGATCTTTGTTATAAAACAGAAATAAATAAAGATATTACTAATTTCCTTAGTTTATCTTGTGGGTTTTGGACTAATACTTTAATGAAAGAAAACTCGGAATTTTATAAAGAACAAGTAGAAACCCTTCCTGAATTATATAAAGACTTAGCATGGACTGACCCTAAAACAAATTTAATATGGATCCCTAATACTATTAATATAGAAGATAAAGGGATGGTATTTGCTAATAGTTTAAATTCTACCACATGGGGTTGGAGTGCTGTAAAAGCAGTTGCATTAAAGAAAGGTGAAAAAGCTAAAGTAGAGGGTCAAACCCATAAAATGGATATGACTACAATGAAAACCTTTATGGAGCGTGATTATATAGAAGCCCTTTCATATATTCAAGTTATACCATGAAATTAGGAGATTTAACTGAAAAAATAATATCTGTATTTACTTTTGGTCAAGGTAAAAGGTTAGCTATGTATATAGCTAAATTAAGAGGTAAAGAAGATTGTGGGTGTAGTAAAAGAAAAGAAAAATTAAATAATTTAAATTTTAAATCTATGTCAATTTCATCAAAACCAACTAATTTAGATTGGTCATCTAAATGGAAGGAAGTTAGAAGTCAAGTATCTTGTTCTTGTGAATTCGATTATTGTATCTTACAAGTTAAAGATAAACAAAATGCAGTAATACATGAAGAAAAAATATCATCTATTCCATATATGAATGGTCAAATTTTAAAAAAAGATATTTTTATACCCTCTTTTTTAACCCCACATTCTTTTAGTTTAATATTCCATAAAAAAACTGAAAATGAATATATTAACCCTATAAATATAAATTTATAATGAAAATAAGTTACGGTATAACGGTATGTAATGAACATGAGGAATTACAGCATTTAATAGAGTTTATATCTCCATTAATTAATAAAGAAGATGAAATTGTAATCGTATATGATGAAAATAGAGTAACTAGGGAGGTCTTAAATATAATAGACCATTATCAAAATAAAGTAAGAGCTTTTCCCTTTAATTTTCAACAAAACTTTTTAGAAAATAAAAATTATTTAGGAAGTGAGTGTAAGGGAGATTATATTTTTCAAATAGATGCTGACGAGATTCCCAATGAATTTTTAGTTAAAAACTTAAAAACAATACTAAACTCAAATAGTGTTGATATGTTAGTAGTTCCTAGAAAAAACTTAGTAAAAGGATTAACCCAAGAACATATTAATGCATGGGGGTGGAATGTTAATGAAAAAGGATGGGTTAACTGGCCAGACCAACAAAAACGAATTTATAAAAACGATCCTAAAATTCAATGGTCAGGACATCAGGTACATGGTATGGTTGAGGGGTATAATAATTTTGCTGCTTTGCCTTTAGAAGAGGGTTTTAGTATTACCCATAATAAAACAATTGATCGTCAAGTAAAACAAAATGAAAGATATTCTAAAA